GCCGCCACATCGGGCGGGAACCCGGCGGGCGCCGCGCGCGGCGTTACCAGGCGAACGGGCGGTACGCTACCCACGCATCACCTCGACCGGCAGGCCGTTATGCCGCCGCTCGCCCTCGGGCGCATCGGCCACTTCCCCGATCAGCGCCAGGCCGTCCGCGCTCAACCGATAAGGCGCGATCGGCGCCGGCAGGCCTTCGGTTTCCTCCACCAGCTTGAGCGCCTGCGACAACGATTGCTGACACAAGACACTTTGGAACTCGAGTTCCTTCGCCTGCCCGAGCGCCGCCAGATACCGCTCGCGCAGCTCGCGCAACTCGTTGAGCGCCCGCTGCGCGTACGCCGCCGTCGCCGGCGGCAGCTTATGCTCGACCCGCATTCAATTCCTCCCTTTCCGCTTCTTCTTTCGTGGCGTGGCCCACATAGAGGCCACCCTGAAACCGCAGATTCACGCCGCCGATCGTCATGAATTCATCGACGCCCACCGATCCGCCGGTCTTCGCGAACGAACCCGCCCGGCACAATCCGCCGATCGTGGCCGCGCCCGCGGCCGATAGATCGCCCGTCTGCCCCGAAAGCACGATATTCTGTGCGCCGCCCGAGGCCCAGAGCGCCAGCACGCCCGCCGAAAAACTGGGATCGCGCACCAGAGCGCCGATCGCCGAGCCGCTCGAGTTCCGTACCACGACGCCGCGCGAAACGAGCGCCGCACTCGAGTCGCCGGCCTTCACGACGTTCAAGGCTATCGTCCCGTAAGTCGGATCGAACGTGGTGGGCGAGGTCTGAATGTAACTGCCGTCCGATGCGGTGATCGTCAGGTTCGCCTGGCGCAGATACAGATTGCCGCCGGTATCGGTATAGAAGGGCGCGTTCGAATAATTCGTACCGCCGAACGCCCCCACCTTCGCCCAGATGCCGTACGCCCCGACGCCTGCGCCCGTCAGATCGCCGATCAGCGCAACGAGCGATCCCGCGCCGTCGTAGACGCCGAACCGGCCCGGCTTCGAGCCGCCGCCGCCGACCGAGATTTCGAAGGCGTTGAGCTTCGTGGAGTCGATCGCCTGCGCGGCGATCGTTCCGGCCGTCACTGCGTTCGCGGCAATGGTGGTAGACGTTACCGCGCCCGCGGCGATCTTGCCGGCCACCACCGAATTCGCGGCGAGCGCATTCGCGTTGACCGCGCCCGCGGCGATCGCGCCCGCCGTCACCGCATCCGCCGCGATATGACCGGCCTGGATCGCCAATGCCGCGATCTTCCCGGCGGTGATCGCATTTGCGGCAATCGCCTGCGCCGTCACCGCGTTCGCCTGGATCGCGAGCGAATAGATGGAATTGGCGGCGATCGCATTTGCCGTCACCGCCGAGGCCGCGATCTGCGGCGCCTGGATCGCGCCCGCCGGAATCTTGGCCGTCACCACCGAGCCATCCGCGAGTATGGTAGACGTGATCGAACCGGGCGCGAATTGCGAGGTCTGCAATTGCCCCTCGATCTCGCCGGCGTTGACCACCGCGGTCCAATCGTTCGTCGTCCGCCGGTACAGCTTATTGTCCGCGGTATTCAGGAAAACGGCGTCCGCGGGATAGAGCGCCCAATCCGTCGGTTTCGCGCTCACCAGATACACCGGCGCGATACCCGAGGCGAAGTCGCCGGGATCGATCGAACCGGGCGTGATCGGCTGCGCGGGCGCGAGCGTAGGCTGCGCCGGCCGCCGCTGCATCCGCCGCAGGCTGTAGACCAGATCGGGCGGCCGCCACCCGAGCGTAGCGGTGTACTTGAGGATGTGCCCGCTCACCGGCCGCCGCCGGTCGGGCGCCGCGATCACGATTTCGAGCGACCGCAGGATCAGCGATGTATCGAGGCCATACTGCGCGGCCTCGATCTCGACCGTCTGGCCGCGCGCCAGGCCCGGCTCCCAAACCACTACCTTGATCGTGGGCTTCGGCCAGGCGCGCGTCTGTACCTCGGTCTGCGCCCATACGCCCGCGGTCACCGCATCGGTCAGGTTGCGCTCCACGAGCGTAATCGAGAGCACGCCGTACTGCGCCTGGCTAGAGAGGTCTTCGGCGGCCGCCCGCACTTCGCCCGCGTCCGTCAGGCCGCCGAGCACCAGAATGCGGTTCGCCGCATCACTGAAATCCGAGGCGTAATCCTCGAGCGAATAGCCGATCGTGCTGGTTCCGTTCGGATGATCCGAGAGGCCGAAGGGCGCCACGATCGACCCCTGCCGGTAGTAGTTCAGCTTGCCGTCGTAGCCCACGGCCCACTCGGCGCCCGTCAGTTCGCAGATCTGATCGAGGATGTCGCGCGCCCGCGCGTCCTTGTATTCGAGCGCGCCCACGTCGCCCACCTGCGGCACGATCACGCCGGCCGAGAGCTGCGGGACGGCCGCCAGCACATCCGTAATCACCGTCGAATCGGGCGTGCCCGCCGGCCAGGATTGCGTAATCACCGCGCGTTCGAAAAGGATCCCCCAATCCGAGCAGGCCAGCTCGTAGCGCACCTCGCGGCCCTGCGGCGCCTGCTGCACCGACAGGATAAATCCGGCGAACAGCAGGCCGGCCGTGTCCTGATCCCACACCACCAGCTCATCCCATTCGCGCACCGCCGCGGCGTACACGCCCACGCCGTACCGGGCGGTCCCGTAACGGGACGCCGCGGGCGCGCGGTACGAAAGGTCGCAGGTTGAAACGGCCTCGCGCGAGTCCTGCTGGATGTGCGCGGAATCGACGTGGATGGAAGCGGAAACGTCCGTACCGCCGATCGCCACCCGCAGCCGCATCTTACGCTACGCCGCCCTGCAACCGGATCCGCCCGGCGACGTATCCGCCCACGAGCGCCGGATCCGTTCCGTTCACGTTGAACGTCATCGAGCGTTCGATGGCCGTGCTCACGTCCAGCACCGCGCCCAACAGCCGCTCGAAACGCGCGGCCTCTTCGGTTCCCTGCGAGAGCGTGGCGTTGTACAGGCGATCGAGCGTATCGGCGCCGCGGCCGGTATAGGCGCGGATGTCGTCGATCCACGGCCTGGCCGTGTTGAACGAGTACTTGAAGTCCGCGATTTCGTTATAGGCGTTGTGCAGATGCTCGACCGCGTACACGATGTATTCGGCGAGTTTCGGCAGGGTGTCATGCATGAGGCCCCACATCTGATCGCGCACGATGATCGCGGTAGTGCGCGTGTTCTCTTCGATGTGCCCGAGGTCGGTGGACATCGAAATATTCTGGATATTGCCGATCGCGCCGGTAATGAACGAACCGATCGCGCCGATCGCGCCGATCGTGCCCATCAGGCCGCCGGCCGCACCGGCCGCGCCGCCCGCGCCGGGCACGCCGGGCACTTTGTCCACGGGCACTTTGCCGGCCACGTCCGCGGCATCGCTTCCGCCGCCGAACAGGCCGCCGAGCGATTTACCGATGCCCGTGATCGAATCCATCACGCCGCCCAGGCCCTTGCCGCCCAACAGATCCGAGATCGCGCCCTTGAGCAGATTCTGAATGGCGTCCTCGGCAGGCTTCACGAAGGCGTTCTCGACCGCGCCGCCGAGCGATTTTAAGAGCGCCTTGCCCTTTTCGCCCCACGAGGTATCGCCTTCCCATAGGGAATGAATCAGATCGCCCGCGAAATTCTGAACGATGCCGCCCACGCTGCTCGCGAGTTCCTCGAATGGTTTCGACATCGCAGGCACGCCCGTGCTCGGGTTCGTCAGCTTACCGGTAATCCCGGCGATCGTGCGGCCCATCGATCCCGGCAGATCCGTTTCGAGGCCGAGCACCGATCGCGCGATATCGCCCGCCGCCGTGGTGACGGTCCCGAACGCCGTGCTGGTATTGGTTGAGAACGTGCCGGCGGTCGATCCGAACGTGGTCAGCTTCGGCCCGGTGGTTTCCGCCGCCGTGCCCACCGCCCGAATAGCGCCGTCGGCCAGGCCGACTGCCGGCGCCAACTGCTGATTGAGCGTTCCCGAGAGCGTCACCGCCGCGCCCGACAGTCCGGTGAGCCAGCCCGGCGCGGCCGCGACATCGGTATTGAGGCCGGCCACATCTTCCGCCGCCGTGTCCGCGGCGCCGCCCACGTCCTCGATCCCCTGCTTCGCCAGGCCGAGCGGCCCCGGCAGGGCGCCGGCGCGATCCTTCACATCCTTGAGCGCGTCGGCCAGCTCGGGCACCGGCGAATGGCCCGCGGCCTTATCCGCCTCTTTCCCCACGCCGCGGATACTATCGGCCACCGTATTCAATTTGCCGGGAAGGCCGCCCACCGCCTTGCCGATCGCACTAAGCGCCCCGCTGAACTGCCCGACCGCCTTCTCTATCTCCCTCCAGATGCCCAGGACGGTGTCGCGAATGCCCGTCCAGATCTTCTCCCAGGACTTCTTCACGCCGTCCCATAGCTCGTCAACGTACTTCACGACCGGCTTCAGAACCTTGTCCGCGGCGAATACCAACGCATCCCACACCGCGGTGACTACGAATTTGATCGCCGCCCATTCGGCGCCCCATAGCGCCTTGATCCCGTCCCAGAGCAGGGTAACGGCTCTCACCACCGGATCGAGCACCGCATGAACGTACGGCTCGATCGCGTCCCAGATCGCCGTCACCGCGCCGACGATCAGATTCCATTCGGCTTCCCAGATCGCCGTGAGCACGTTCCACACCGCGGATAACATCTCGACATAGAACCCGAAATAAGCGGCGATCACAGTCTTGAACGTGTCCCAGATGGCGGTCACCGCCCCCACGATCCCGCCCCACACCGACTCCCAAGTCGCGGCGATCGTGTCCCATGCGCCCGATAACGAAGCAACGATCGTGTCCCAATTGCTGTAAACCCACACGCCCAAAGCGATCAGCGCGGCGGTAATGGCGGCGATCGCCAGCACCGGCCCCGAGAGCAACGCCGCGAACGCGCCGATCGCCGCTCCCGCCGCGGCGAAGATCGGCGCCAGCGTGGCGATCGCGGACACGATCGACCCGGCTATCACCAGCACCGGCCCGAGCGCGGCGAGCAGGCCGGCGAGGGTAATCACCACTGTCTGCACGGTGGGATCAAGTTTCCCGAACCACTCGACCGCCGGCAGCACCCAGTTATTGAGAAACTCCGTTCCGACTTTCACGAGGTTGGTAATGACCGGCAATAGCGACGTGCCGAGCGAAATCAGCACCGTATCAAGCGACCCTTTGAGCTGCTCGAAACCGCCCTTCAATCCGCTGTTGAGCGTATCGGCCATCGTCTTCGCGGCGCCGTCCGACTTCGCGATCTCGCCCGTCATGGCCGCCCAGGCAGGGCCGGCATCCTGCGTCAGCGCCGCGGCCGCGCTCGCCGCGTTCTGCCCGAATATCGTGAACATGTCCGCGGTGCTCGCGCCCTGCGCCTTGAGCGATGCGAAGATCTGATCGAGCGGAAGCATTTTGCCGGCGGCGTCGGTCGTGGTCACGCCGAGAGCGTCGAGCGCCTCTTGCGCGGCCTTCGACGGCGAAATCAGGCTCGAGAGAATGCCGCGCAGCGAAGTACCGGCCTGCTCCCCCTTGATGCCCGCGTTTCCAAGTAGAGATATGGCGGTAGCGGTTTCCTCGAAAGAGACGCCCGCCGATTGCGCGATCGGCCCGGCGTACCTCATTGCATCCGCCACCTGCTGCACGTCGATAGACGATGCCGCCGCCGATGCCGCCATCACGTTCGCGATGCGCCCCGCCTGATCGGCCGCCATGCCGAACTGCCCGAGCGTATCGGTGGTCACCTCGGCGGCGCGCTGCACCGAGAGCTGCCCCGCCGCCGCCAGGTCCAATACGCCCGGCATCGATTGCATGATCTGCGTGGTATTCTGGCCGGCCGCCGCCAGGTTCCCCATGCCCTCGGCCGCTTCCTGCGCCGAGTACTTCGTGTCCGCGCCCAACTGCATCGCCTGGCCGCGCAGCTTCTCGAGGTCGGCCCCCGTCTGCCCGCCCACCGCGGTGATCTTGTTCAACGACGATTCGAACTCGCTCGCCGCGTTCACCGCCGCGGCGCCGATGCCGGCGATAGGCGCCGTCAGCCCGGCGGTCAGCCCGGCGCCCACCGTGGTCATGGACTCGCCAACCTGCTTAAGCCCCTCCCACTTCCCCTTCTGCGCGTCCAACTCCTTGCCAAATTCGGAACCGAACCCCTGTAAGGATTTGATCGCCTCGTCGGTTTTCGCGGCGATATTGACCCACAGCGTGCCGAGAGAGAAACTGCCGCCCATCGCGCCCATACTTACGCCTGCGCCTTCTTCCGTTTATCGATTACGCGGATCCCCATCGACTTGAACTTGGCGATGATCTGCTCGCCGGTCATCGGTTCCTTTTCCGCGGCCGCGCGTTTACTGATGGCCGCGCCGTTCATCATCCACTTGACGGGTTTGTATTTCTCCCGTTTGTTATTGGTGGCCGCGATCATCGCGACGATCCGCGCCGTTTCCCAATCGCGGCGCTCCTCGCGCCGGTCGCCGGCATCGCTGAGGTACTGGATCTCGGCCAGCGTCAGGCCGCGGAACTCGGTAGCGGTGATTCCCGAGCGGTCCCGATGGTAGGCCCATAATCCGGCCCATTGCCGCGCGGTGAAGGCGGGACCGTCGCGATCACCGCTGCGGGAGGGCGCGGCGTTTCGGGCATCGTCTTCTGAATCGCCGCCGCCACCGCCGGCATGATCGCCGCCAGGTCCGCCACGCCGAACAGGCGGCCCACCTCGTCGCGCCGGATCTCCGGCTGCGCTTCCGCCAGGCCCGCCCATAGAACATCGCGCACCGTGCGGCAGATCGCCGCCACACCGGCGCCTTCAGCCGCGCCCGCCGCCATAAGCGCCTCGCCCATGCGGCGGACATCGACTAGGAGGTCGCCGCCGCATTGCTCGGCGTACAGAATGAACGCATGGGCGCGGTACCTCAAGGTGTACTCGCGCCCATCAAGCGTGATCGGCACCGATGCCGACAGGATCGCACTCATACGTTACGGCCTCAATTGCTGCCCGAACTGCCCCTGCTGCGCCTGCTGCGCCGCCAGCGTGGCCTGCTGTTGCAGCTTGTTGCATTCCTCGGCGGCCATCTTCTTGGCCTGCGCGTCGGCCTGCGCCGCCTGCTGCCGCAGCGCCTCGAGCGCCTTTGCCCGATCGGCCGCGCCCGCCTCGGCCGCCTTCGCCGCCTGCTGCGCCTGCTGCAACCGCTCGCTCAACCGCTTCGCATCCGCCGCCGCCTTCGCCGCCGTCAATTCGCCCGCCGCCTCGCGCGTGGTGGGCAGGGTATCGACCAGCTCCACATCGCTCTTGAGGCGCAGCACCGGCGAGAGCGTCTGCGGATCATCGACGTTCAACGCGCCGTACGTCAGGTCGCGGATAAATGCGCTGAAGACCAGGAACGATTCGCCGCCCACGCCCGAGCTGTTATAGCGGATCGCCCAATCGCGATCGGCGCCCGACGCGAAGATGCCGAGAATACCATCCGGCGAATCGTCATGCGTCTGAATCGCCGGATCGAATACCAAGGTCACCGTGCATTCGCCGGCGTCCTTGAATCCCTGAATAAAGTCTCTGAACGCGCCGACCGTATCGAGCGTCGAAACCTCGACCTCGTCGGCCGTGATCGAAATGTCGCCGATCTCCTGCACCTGCGCGACGGCCCGCCATGTCGGTGTGGTAGTGCCGACGTCGAGCAAAAGCTCGGCGCCCTTCCCGGTGAACTTAGCCATGTGAAGTACTCTCCTGTGTAAGTTAAGTTAGTTGAAACGTCATCACCCGCAACTGCATCACGCCGTGCCGCGTTTTCCCGTCGGGATCGCGCATCGTCTGCGTGTAGTGGCAGATCGTATCCACCCACTGAAAATCCGGCGAGACGAGCGGCTGCCGGTGGAGCGCCGCGTGCGCCTGCTCGAGCAGATCCGCGCATTCCATCATGCCGAGCTGCCTACTCCAGACATGCACGGTCACCTCGAGGTCCGCGCCCTGCTCGCGCAGTGTGTCCGCGTGATCGCCCAGGAACTCGCCGATCGTTACATACGGGTACGATTGGTTCGGCCCCGCGTCATCCACCACCGGAACGGGCGCAAGCGCCGCGCGCAGTGTGTTGTACACCGCCTGTTGCACCGAATTGATCGGAAGCATGGGTTAGTCGAAGAGGATTGCCCGCCAGCGCGCCAGGCGATCGCGCCACCCGCGCCCGGCCGCCGGCGCGGGCGCGGTCGCAACCGGCGGCATGGGCGGCGCGGGCGGATCGTCCAGCGTGCGGAGATCCGGCGGTTCGGCCGGCCGCACGCTCGGATCGTCCAGCGTCCGCATATCGCCGCGCCGTCTGTTCTTCATGCCGGAATGTCCCGCAGGCCCGCGGCCACCTTCGCGCGGATCCGCTGCACGTGCTTCTTCATGCCCTCGAGGAACGCCGGATACAGAAACGGCCTGGCCGGAATGCCGCGCCGCGCGATCGCCCGCGCGATCGGGTACGCCAGTTTCACGTCGATCCCGCGCACCGCGCACCATTGCCGGATCGCCTCGAGCGGCGGGAAATGCGGCTTGGTTCCGAACTCGACGTACGGCGCATAAGTCGCCATGCAGCCCACCGCGTACACCGCGCCGCCCTTCGATGAGCGCATCTGAATATCCTTCGACATCGCGCCCGTGGCATAGGAATCGTTCCGGCGGATATGGAACTGCGCCAATTTCCAGACTTCCTCGGCGGTATCGGCGTTCGCCGCGGCCAGCCAATCGGGCAGGTTCTCGGTCACATACGCGAGGTTCTTCCTGACCCCCGGTATCCCGCGGATGTCCACCTTGAACATGTCGGCCATAAGCGCCTACAGAAACTTATTCACCGTCGTTTCGACGGCCACCTGTAGTTGGGCGTCTGCGATCGCCGCGCCATCCTGCTGCACGGCATTGTCCATGACGACGGACGGCTGCACCTGCTGCGCCGCGCCCTCGGGATTCTGCACGGCGTTCTGCGCCCACCGCACGCGCGTGAAATGCGCGGCCGCCGCGGGCGATTCCGCCATGATGTAATCGGCATAGCGCAGGATTGCCACTTTGATACGCCCGCGGAACTCGACATCCTGCATTAACTGCGCGGAATCGGCGTAAGAGATCATTTGTGTTTTCCTTTATGGGAACGGGATAGAGACAAACTTAAGCACGCCGCCGGTCGTTCGGACGCCAAACGTTAGTTCGGTCGATGACGCGGAAAATGTTATGACGCCGTTCAACCCTGCCGCCAAATTAGCGCCGCTGGCGTCCAATCCTAGAATCACAGGCAGTCCGGCCTTGGTCTGCAACATGGCGGTTGGCGGATCCACCCCTATGCCCATCTGCCCGAAATCGTCAATCACTAAGTAACTGGCGATAGAGCCTGGCCCCGCGGCGGGCGCTCTCCGTACCGAAAAGCCCCCGTTGCCGGAAGTTCCCGGCACGAGCGAAAGCTGCCACATCGACCGCCCGCTATCGTCGTACGTATAGCCGGTTCCGTTGTACTTCAGGTTCGCCAGCAGATCGAGGCGCCCCGGCTGCGCCGCCGATATCGGCCCGATGCGAGACTTGGCGGAAACATTCGTATCGAACAGAATGAGCGGCTGCGAAGATCCGCTAGGCACACGGTACAGATGCAGCAGGGAATCCGCATTTATCGAACTAATACCGATGCCGATCTTACCAGCATTTCGTAACTCAAAGGTCGCCGCATCGATATGGCTGGCCCACGGCGTCTGCGCGCCGCCGCCGCCCGCCGCGGCCCACTTAACGCCGAGCGGCTGCGCCGAGTCGGCCGTGAGCACCTGGCCGTTAGTTCCCACCGGCAGCCGATCCGAGGCCGTGGCGCTTCGCGCGATGATGTCGCCCTTAGTGGTCAGCGGATCCGCCAGAGCGCCGGTCACCTGCGCGGCCGTGTAATCGCCCGCGGCCGCCACCACTGCCCCCGCTCTGCCAAATACCGAGGCCACCGGCGCGGCCGCCGGCGTGGCCCACTTGACGCCCAACGCCTGCGCGGCATCCGCCGTCAAGACCTGCCCATCGGTTCCGACCGCCAGGCGGGCGGGAATGCTCGAGCTTCGCGCGATGATGTCGCCCTTAGTGGTCAGCGGATCGGCCAGGGCGCCCGTCACTTGCGCGGCCGTGTAATCCCCCGCGGCCGCCACCACTGCCCCCGCCCTGCCGAACACGCTCGAGACGAGCGCCGCGGGCAGGGCGGCCCATTTGACGCCGAGCGGCTGCGCCGAGTCGGCGGTGAGTACCTGCGTATTCGCGCCCACCGGCAGGCGATCGGATATAGTCGCCGAGCGCGCGATGATATCGCCCTTCGTGGTCAGCGGATCGGCCATACCGCCCGCGGCCGCCGCCCACTTGACGCCGAGCGGCTGCGCGGAGTCCGCGGTGAGCACCTGGCCGTTACTCCCCACCGGCAGGCGGTCGCCGGCCGAGGCCGAGCGCGCCAACAGATCGCCTTTCGTGGTAAGCGCGATATCGC